GATACCCTGCAACAGCGTCTCAGACGTCATGGCATCCGGGACCGGCAGACCTGCCTGCCCACGTTTGCGGTTTCGCATCCAGCGCCACATACGACGCCCGGTTTTAAACGGATAACTGGCAACCTGCCATGAGGGTTTTGCCACGGCCCAGCCTGCTCTCAGGGCTTTATTGGCAAGCCAGACAGACACCAGAACAGCAGCCAGTTTTTTCAGGCTGACAATATTCTGGTCAACCCATGCCAGCGCATCTTTACCCGGTTTCAGCCAGCGCCATAATTCCTGCGCCGCGATTTTTACCTTTCTGAACGTGGTCAGAAATTTCTGACCAATGTTTTCTGCCAGTGCGTCAAGTTCCCCGGATTTATCCGCCATGTCGTGCCAGTTAAGCACCCGGCGCATCTCGTTCTTGATTTCTTCAAAGGGGCCGCTGTTTGCCACCTTCGTGCGAAACTCAAGCAGGTTGCCCTCCATCTGGGCCATCATCCCGTCCCAGGAGTTCATGGCAGCCGCCTGTGCGCCTTCTGACTGCTCCAGCAGGGTCCGGAATACCGTCAGAATGGATTTCAGGCCCAGCTTGCCTTTTTCACCCAGCTTACGGATTTTTTTCTCATCCTTACCCGTTGCATCTGCCAGCACCTTGTAGACGTTGATACCGTAACCGGTCAGCAGGTTGGCGTCCGCCGCCGTGATTTGCTGGCGGGCAAACATCTGCTTGAACTGTAACGAAGCCCCCTGCGCGGTGGGTAAATCCCAGCCATGCATCGCGCCCTGATTCTGTAGCATGGTGATGAACTGTTTTACCTGGGCGTCAGTCATGCCAAACGCCGTTGATGTGCGGATTTCCTGCAGAACGCCGCCCAGCCCCCAGGTGGTTTCTTTTGCGTTCTGCTTCGCCCACGCCATCATGGCCTGTGCTCTGGCCTTATCGCCGTGATACAGCGAGTTCATGGCGATGATCTGCTGCTCACGCTGGGCGGCTGCACCAATAAACAGTTTATTGGCGGTGTAACCCACGCCAGCGATACCCAGCGCCCCGGCTGACAGCATTCGGAATGTACGGGTTGACAGAGAACCCATTCTGTCAATGGCACCAGAAACGCGCACAACCTCCATACGCAGGGCACGAAGGGAACTTTGCCCGCTACGGGACAGGGCGTTTATCTGGTTCGAATACTGGCGGGAACGCCGGGAAAGATTGCCATTAAGATCAATAATGACAGACGCCTTTAAGCGTTTCCCGGTCATAGAGATTTCCTGATTTAACGGTGATATTGAGAGAGGGTTTTCGCCTGCTGGCAGTGCCGGAAAAAGCGGGACAGCGGAAGGGATAAGGCCCATTCCGGGCCACTTTTCAGAATAACGCCAATCGCTGTCGCCGCTTTCTCAATATCATTCCGGCACCGCAGCCACTCGCCCCCGTTCTTGTGTCAGCGATGCTGCCACAGCCATGTCGTACATTTCTGTAGCCAGCGACAGACGCTGGAAGTCATCAACAGACAGCTTGCGCATCAGCGCCAGCGATAACGGGCCTTTGATGCAACCCACGCTGGCAATCTGTCGGCGCAGCATTTCCAGTCCCATCCGGGACGGGGAACTGACCAGCACCGGGCCTTCCTTGCTCATTACCAGCTTTTCTGCCGCCGCCTGTGCATCAATCATATCGCCTGCGGTCAGTTCACGCAGCGTCACGTCATACTGCATTTCAGTCTCGTCACCGGTGCCGAACGGCAGGCCGTCTTTCAGTTTCAGCACGCCGGACTGAATTTCTGCCACAATGCTGTCATGCAGTTCCTGTGCTTCAGGACCTAAATTCATTTCGTCCATTGTTTCCCCTTATGCAATGCGTTTGCTTTGTTTTGCCATCAGTACCAGCGAAATTTCGCCGCCGTCGTTTTTCGGTTCATCTGCCTGCCAGGCATTCGCCATCATCCAGGTTTCACCGGTGTCTGCCTGAAACTCTGCCGTGATGTTTTCCCAGCCGATGATTTCATCCAGACCGATATCACCACCGCCCGGAATTTTGCATTCCAGCTTTGCGGCACGTGGTTTACCTTTCCAGCCATAAACCCGCGAGCCGGTCACTTCTTCACGGGTGATGCCGGAAGGCGTGAAGGAGGCGCCTTCCATCGTTTCAAGCTCCATGCCATTGACACGGATGAACGCCACCCCCTGACGCTGATTTCCAGCCATAAATGCTCCTTACAGAATGAACTGAACTTGTGCCGCGAAAATGCGGAACTGGTTAATCAGATTCGGGCCGCACAGCACATCAAGGCGGTCTTTGTCGTCCTTGTTACGTGCCACATACAGCTCCTCTTTGAACGTGTCGAAATCCTCGACCAGTCCGGCGTTTTCCCATTCTTCAAACAGTGCCAGCAGCTCCGTTTTGATCACGGATGGCGTCACCACGGCCTGACCGGTGGCAAAGCGGGTGCCATCACTTGCCAGCTTGTAGTTCGGGAATTTCTGCGTGATGCGGGTTCGCAGTGAATAACGCAGATAACTCAGCGTGGCGATGGTATTCACGTTCAGATAAGACGGATCACTGTCACCGTACTTGTTTGTGCGGTACATCGTGATCATGCGTTCAATCTGCATTTCACCACCATCATTCACGTTAAACGTGGAGATGCCGTCAAACAGCAGCGCATTACGTTCTGACCAGGTGAAACGATCCCCCACCGCAGGCGGCATTCTTCCGGGCAACGTCAGCGTCTGGAGAGGACGCGCCGGGTCGATGGAAAGCGCCTGGCTGGCAACGGCACACAGTGTGGCGGCGTACAGATATGACGGTTCCGGTGCACCGGCAATCCCCATACAGGAGATCAGATGGTCATTACGACTGACACCAAACGTGGAAATATCCCCATACGTGCCGGACAGCACTGTCACGGCAAAGCCATCAGCCTGATTGACCGGTCCCCAGCGTTCCTGCAATTCAGTGCGTAACAGATTCAGGTTCGGTTCATCGGTATAGGGCATCACAATATATTTGTATTGCAGATCTCCCATTCCCGCGATACTTGCGCTGATATCCGGGTTGCCATTTTTCCCGGAGGCGGCTTTGAATGCCGTGATAATCCCGTAAGGGGTGGTTTCACCCGCGTAATAGTTCCAGCGCACATCCACGGCAGATAATGCACCCGTAAATTTTGCACTCAGAACCACATCTGCATGGGTGTCATCATCCCCGCTGTCTGCGCGAACTTCTGCCGTCACCGGTAAATCAGGCTGGCCTTTGATTCGGGCAACCAGCAGGTCAGCCAGCGCCGCCCCTGTAGCACCTGCTGCGACAGATATCGCCAGTCGCTGACCGGCAATGTAAGTCACAAGCGAGCCGTTTTCGCCTGCCGTTCCTGACAGTGAAATTTCACCGACAGCAGCATTACCGGTGCCGTTCCCCTGCGGAATACACCACAGCTCCGCCACGCGGTTAGCGTTCAGGAATGCATCTGCCATCAGTGCCAGCATGGAACCCTGACCAAACGCCGCTCTGGCCTGTGAGCCGGAACGGATACGGACAGGCACGTCTGGTGCCGCACTGGCTTTACTTCCGCTTTGTCCGAACATCAGCACGCGCTGACGGGGGGCCGGTGTTCCGCTGACGGCATTACTGTTATCAAATTCGATATACGTCAGAGGAACGCGAACATCTGACGGGATCGCGTTAAATGAAATATCGCTCATTTCGATTTACTCCGTTTTTTCGGCGCAGCGTCGGTATCATCCGCCGTGTTTTCGGTGCTCCCGACTTCAACCACATCACCGGCTGCAAGGCGACGTATCCAGAAACTGTTACGGGGCTTTTCTTCCCCCTCAGACGCCAGTAATTTCATCGTGAGCGGGTCACGGATGGCTTTTCCCGCTGCGGGTTTAATTTTCAGAACGTCATTCATAGCCATTTTCACTAAAGATTACTTTCTGATATGTCCCGGTTACTGACAGGATGTTCCGGCACTGTTTTCACGCATTGTTTTTGTCTGTATAAAAGATGCGGTTATTTCTAAAAGAGGAGTATCAAAAATGACCGAACCTAAACCAGTAACCATGACTCCCGGCAATGGACCTCTGGAGATCAAAATCGGGGAGGATGGTTCCCCTGTTGTACGTGCAAAATCTGTTTCAGCACACATGGATAAGATCCTCTCTTTCGGAATAGAACACCTTGCGGATATCTGTTCCTATGAAATTGAAAGAAAAGACGGAAAAATCTTTCATTCCGTCGTTTTTAACTCAGGCGGAACCATCGAGCTTTCATTCGCACCCGATGGTTCAGATTTCCAGGCCACCATCAGTGGGTTAAAACAACGCATCATTGACGGAGAGCGAATTATCATCTCTGAAAAACGAACCTAAGCACTAAACCGCAGAATCAAGCCACACAACCAGCATTGTGTGGCTTTCTTACCCCAACTAATCAGTTCCTCCATTAACATTGATATGTGCGGCAAATTCCGGGGTTTCGTCCGGGAATTTCCAGGTCTGCCAGTGACGCTCGTAATCATCCAGCGAATCCATGTCCACACCTGACGGCAACGGCGTGATGCCACTGAAATAGATGCCGTACAGTGCGACACCTGAATTACCCTGAGCACTGGTATACAGGTTCTGGACGCTGGTCAGGCGCAGGCCGGTAGTCGGGCCAAACGTCTGTCCATTCATCCCGGCAATCAGACGCTCAACAATCTGGTAAATCCCCGGACGGTCGGTCTCCCGACCATTCAGCATTTTTGCCACCACATAAAACACCCAGCGGCTTTCCACCTCACGGCGGGTGCGGCCTTCACCGCAGCCCAGCCACGCCAGATAAACAGACGGTGGTGCAATCAGGATTTTTTTTATTGCGGCATCAGACCAGGTGCCCGGATGCGTTTTGATTTCGCGTAACGTTCGCCCGAACAGCCCGCGAACGGTTTCAAGCAACGCAGCTTCTGTCGTGGCAATCATCAGATGAATCCTCTCTGGTTACGGGAAAAAACAGCGGTATCAGATTTCACTTCCACCAGATTTTCGCTCACCGGTTCAGCGCCATGCGCGTCCGTTCCCAGCGGCAATTTTTCGTTAAGTACGTCATGCAGCCACTTAACGGCATCTTTATAACGCTGCGTGCACTGCTCGGTTGCCTGCGCATCACACAGGTAATAGAAGGCAATATCACAGCAGACGCGGGTCAGGGCGGCTGGCACAACAGATAACGGCAACGGATAACGCGGGCTGATATAGCTGTCGATAAGTGCACGGGCATCCTGTAACGCCTGTTCAACCAGGCTGTCATCCGGTTCGCCCGAATCGGTTTTATCCGATGTCAGCGCGTCCAGGCTGCTGCGCCGGTAACGCTTTACCATGTCGTCAAGAGTGGCATAGCTCATGCTTGTGCCTCAGCCAGCGCGGCTTTGATTTGTGCCGCAGTGACGTTTTCTCCCAGCGCCGCACTGACGGCTTTCACTTTGGGTTCTCCCCCTGCGGTAAAGTGTTCCGGGTTTGCCTTATCCAGACCGGCAACGGTCGCACGGATACGGGTATTCAGATCGCCCACACCCAGAACGTCCAGCCCCCCAGCCTCAGCGAGCGTTTCTGCTGACGATGCAGATACCACAGACAGCACGCTGTCGGCACGAATGATCGCCAGTTGTTCTTCGGTGACTTCCACGGTGTTTTCGCCACGTGTAAAGGCGATTCCGGCGCGGCGGTAGACCGGACGAAGGCATTTAATAATCGCCGTGCAAGTGATGCGAGAAGTGTCCAGCCGTTGTGAATTAAGCGAAGTGCCTGACATAACACATGCTCCTCCTTTTCCTTTAAATCAGGTTAAAAGGCGGTCTGAACCGCCTTTTAATGACGGTTACAGGTAGTCAGCGACAACCAGTTGCAGCTTGCCCTTCATCTCGTTGGAGACGGTGGTATTGCCATCCGCGAACAGTTCGCGTTCCAGTAACTGCACCGCCTGTTTTTCCAGAGAGGTGGGCACCACAATGTGCGTGGGCTTAATCCCCAGCTTGCGCCCGCCATCAGCCGTAAATTCACGCATGGCCGACCAGCCGAGCCAGAGATTATCCAGCGTCAGCGGTGCCTGCATCATGTAAGCCATCTGCCAGAAGCCGTACCCCACATTGCGACGGGCTGATGCACCAAACACAAACTCGTTATCCGTAAACGCCCGGCCTTCATCGACTTTTGTCTGGGCGACCAGTTCTGCCTTGCGGCGATCCTGATAAATCAGCGGTTTCACAGCGCGGGAACAGTCAAGCAGATACCAGGCCGGACCGGTGTAATCGCTTTTTTCGGCAGTCTGTGCCACAAATTTATTACTGACGTTCTGCACATCTCCGGTGCCATCCACTTTCGGATAAACAGGATGTTCGGTATCGAAGAAGTTCTGTCCGTCATAACAGGCGACTTTCACACCGTCACGCAGGGCTGCGAACACCAGTTCGTCCGGCTGTGCCGCTGCGGCACGGCCCATTTCCTGGAACAGCGGAGAATAAATACCGAGATTGTCGTCTTCGAAGTCATCACGGTTAATGGCTACCGTGCCTTCAAAGGTTTTGTTCACAATGGAATAGCCATAGGCTTTCATCTTCTCGATGACACGCGAACCAATCCACTCACGGAATTGCGGAAACTGGCCCAGCCAGCCGTACGTGTTGGATTTCGACGTGGACGGCACGGTCATTGCAATTTGCTGGTACTGCGACGGGGCCATTGCCATACCGGCCTGAAAATCGCCACGGTAGCCGGTCATCAGCGAGGTGATCATCGCCGGAGTAATCGGAGTTGGCATTATTTTGAATCCTCTTTCAGTTTCAGAAATTCTGCTTCGGTTTTACCCAGCAGACGGGCTGCGGCGAGATCTTCCGCAGACAGCACCGCCACCGCCGGTTTTTCCTGCGACGGGATTTTCGCTGTGGTGGTCTGCATGGCAGATAACGCAGCGATGGGCTGTTTTTTCTCAAGCTGTGCCGACAGTGCCGCCACGCCAATCTGACCGCCAAGCTGTTCCAGGTAGGTACGTTCGCTTTTGAAAATGCGGCCTTCCTGTTCCGCCTTGTCCAGAACGGCGCTCAGGCTGGCTGTGGCGCTTTGTGCAGTCGCCTGGGCCAGTTCATCACGCAGGGCGTTGTAGCTTTCCACCGGGACGTATTTCGTCAGGTCAACGGCGGCTTTCTGTGCCTTTTCCAGTTCGGCAGACAACGCCGCCACTTTCCCGGCATTAATTTCCAGCGTGTCCAGCGCGGTCAGTGCCGCTGTTGCCTGTTCATCGGTGATGTCTGCATTTTCGGGGACAGTCACCCCAAGACGCGCAAGCAGCTTGCGCAGCGTTTCATTCATGGGTTTGTTCTCCTGTTGAAGGATGTCGGGAAGGTCTGCCGCCAGTGCGGTCAGCTTTTTCATGCCGGTGGCACCGGGGTCATTGGTCAGCGCAGCAAGGCGGATTTGCAGCACCGCACCGGTGGCGGTGTCATACGGAAAAACCGCAGAGAGATAACCAAATTCGCCGTCATCGATGCGCTGCTGTGCCGCCGCCGTCCAGCGTGGGTGGATAAATAATCCTTCACCTTCACGCCACTGCATTTCATCGGCGTTAAACCAGCCAGCCGCGACGAGTTGTTCCGGGGGTAATCCTTTGTCCTTACGTAGCTGGTTATGCTCGTAATCAATCAGCACGTCCTGGTTGAGCGCGCGAACGCCTTCAACCAGACGCCCGGCAATCTCACCGTCGATGAACCACCCCTGACCGCCTGTCACATCAAACGGACGACCATCACGGGCACTGAAATGACCGGCAGGCAATAGCTGGCACCAGCCGTCATCGTCAATGGACAGCGCATTCAGTGCGGCAATGCCAATCGCGTGTTTTTTCATGTCCTGCTGCTCATCATGGTTTGTGAGCAGTCAGTTTGCGGGAGGTGCGGGAAAATCTGGGGTTATGCTATTTGAGTACTGGAGAAAGAAAGTGGAAGGAAGATAAAACGGGATTCATACACCGTTAAATACCGGTTTAAAAATCCCGTGGCGCGTTTTAAAAAATCTGTGCGGCTGATTTTATGCCTGATTCTGTTTATTGCCTCAGAGCGGCGCTGACGCGTTTTCTGATGGCATCAAAAATTTCCTGTTCCCCGGTCTTATCCAGCCCCATATAAGGACGCGCAGGAACGCCTGCCGGGCGGGGTGCCATATCGGGTGTACCGCCCCACTGATGAATGGCAGCATAAATTTTTGGCGAACCAATCAGGGCATAATCCTGTCCATAATCGGTGGTAATGCTGCGTGCCAGATCGCCATGCAGGGTAAGGATACTGCCCGGAACAAAACCATGATCCTGACGCCATGCCTGCCACGAATCGCTCCACGCTTCCCAGCCTTTCCCTGTATCCGGGTCTGCCTGCCGTTCAAATGCCTGTTCCGTGGATGACAGCAGCGCCGCAGCCATCACACGGGGAATGACGCGGTCACGTGTGACGGTTCCCAGTTCATCCAGCGCAAGCTGAATACGTCGCACATCCACGGCAACGTTCATATCAATACTCACTTATTCACCTCCACATGCCCCTCCAGTACGTCAATCATCCCGTCAGCAATCGCGGCTTCAAGCGACTGTGCAGATACGCGGCTGATACTGACCAGCACATCCGCCCGGTCATTCTGTTTGCTGACAGCCTGCGATGTTCTGACCATAACTTTTGCAGTGCCGTCGCGGGTTGCCACAACATACAGCAACTGGTGGTTCTCCCTGTCCCACAATACCGCCTGTGGTTTTGCCATCAGCGACGGCAGACGCTGTAAATCTTCCGGTTTCAGGGCGGCATCAGCAGTGGTCGCCAGACTTTTCCCGTTCATTACAAGCAAACGGGCTGGCATATTCCCGGTGCGCTGATATACGGCTTCAGCCACGGATCCCGTCATAAAACCCAGCGCCCGGATTTCATGACCGGCCTGACGTGATCCTGCCAGGCGTTTAAGCCAGAGGGAAAAAGCAAGCTGACGCTCCCGGCTGTTATTCAGTGTCTGCACAACCTGCTCACGCAGCTGCGCGTCGTGAATTTCCACCAGTTTTCGAATCAGTGCCTGATCCGTACCAAATGCCGCCGAACCGGGGTTATATGACCAGCCCACATCCGGCGTCATTTTTACCCGACCGTTGTCAAACGTGGTTGACGATGTGCGGAAAATCTCTCCGGTGCTTTCATCCGTACCGGCATCCACTTCGCGGGTATTCATGAATGACGCACCATAACTGACCTGTAGCCCCAGTTCTTTCATGCGGGCCGCAGACAGCGCCCGGACGCGACAGCGGCAGTTCCAGCCATTGGGCGGGTAATGCGTCTGCCAGAAAATGTCGTCATACCTGAAAACCATATTGTGCAGCCGCGCATGTTCCGGGCGTGTTCTGCCATCCATAACGGCAAC